ATTCTTTGAATATAAAGACCTGATACCATATCTTTGTCATGTTTGATCATTTTCTCTAACGTATCTGAAGCAAAAGATATATCACTATCTACAGAAAACAAATAATCATAATGTTGACCCCATTCAGCAATTAAATTTCTTATTTGATCTACTTGATAACCAAAAAAGAATTGAAATTCGGTTTTATATCCTTCTGGTACTTTTAAATCATAAATTGCTTTGAACGTTGATGGTTCAATAAACTTGTTTGTTGGTATTGCTATCAGTATTTTTTTCATTGTGTTATTATCCTATTTGCGTTTTTTGTTTGTTCGTTAGAGTTAATTTTATAGTCGTTTAGTGGATTTATATCGTTATAGTTATACACTACATCTGATACTACTTTTACCTTGTCGGGATCACACTGCTCAATGAGTGTATAAAATATAGAACCATCGCCACCAGCTTTGTACCAATTTTTGTTTTCGTCTTGGAAGTTACTATAATCTACGCCATCTAAAAGTTTTGCTTTGAAAGTTCTTAAATGTGTGTATGGCATATTCCAATTAAATTTATATTCTCTGTATTTCTTTTGTTTTTTTATTTCATCTGGATAAGGTTGTGCTACTAAAGGTATTTTATCTACCATAGACCAACATGACCCATAAGAAAATTCTGTAGTGCCGTCATAAAGATTATTATAAAAGTGAAGTATCTGATTGTTATTAACTAGAGAGTCATCGCCATCTAGGAACATTACTATATCATCTTTATCACAATATTTCTTTATAGATTCTATTTGATTACAAACAGCACCTTTGTTTACTTCATTTCTAATTACTTTAATATTTTCACTTTCATATTGTTTTGCAATTGAATATGTATTATCAGTGGAACAATCATCAATTACTACCATTAAGTAGTTATCATAATCTTGTGTTACAACTGATCTAATACAGTTCTCTATATAGTTAGCCGAATTATAAGTCGGTGAGATTATAACTATTCTTTGTTCTTTTTTTCTAGGTAAATAATTTTCTTCTTCATTTGTAAATCTTCTACCAAATACCGTTCTATGTCTGGAGTTTATATAACTTACCTTTCTATATTCTTCTTTAGATAAGTAATCTCCTAATTTATAAAGTATATGTTGTTTCCATTGTAAAGCTACTGAATCCCAACCAACAATACCTTTTATAAGATTACAAGCATATTGTTTTTGTTGATGTAAATATCTATTATGATGAGACATCAAAACTGCATTGACAAATTTTTCTACTTGATGTGGTTGATTAATAAATTGAAATAAATTGTTTGGTTCAATTGCATAATCTATAAGATAACAAGCTTCTTGTACTGCTGTTTCTTCTAAAGCACCAAAACGTGTGGCGATTACAGGAGTATTATATGCTAATGCTTCTAAAGTTGATATGCCAAATGTTTCAGGAAAGGCACCTGGAAATAATTTAAAACTTGCTCTTTCTAATATTTCTGCTATTTCTGATTGTTTAATAATACCTGTAAATTCTATACCAAGCATTTTGTTTTTAGGATCACTAGACATTTTAGTCCATTCTTCTCCTTGAGCATCCATCTTTTTGCCTGGAAAAACATAAAATCCACCAATGCATATTAATTTTGCCTCTGGTATCTTTGCCTTAATTTTTGGCCATATATCGTTAACTAGAGGTGCCATACCTTTCGTGAAAGCTGCATTAAAAACGTATAGATGAGGATCTTTTTTTCTTATGTCAACATCATTTTTATAAGTTACTATACCATTTCTAGTTTGAAAGAATTTCTTTTTTAAAACTTCAAAATTTCTTCTTTTACCATGATCACAGTTAGTTACATAAGTTGAGTGAAAATCAGATAGAGTAAATACTTCATCTATATGTCCACCTACAACCAAGTCTTCCAAATAAATATCTCCGTTTGCAAACGTATCGTGCATCCATACTATTTTATGTTTTGCATAATTTTTTATTGCAGAATATCTTTGAGGATTGTATTGAGCAAACTGATTATACATGTTAGGTGTTAAGAAAGGAATTATTGTTCTTAATGATATTACAACATCAAATTTAAAATCACTCTTATAATCAAGTATAGAGTTGTCTAGATATTGAACACCATCATAGTTTCCTTCTTTTGCAAGATTAGGATCTTTTGAACAGTTATTGAAGATTGTTACTTTAAAACCTAGTTTGGCAAGGTTTTTAGCCATTAATATTGTTGCTGATTCGGATCCACCGAGACCTCTTTTCTTTAAAGTATCTCCATCGTATGGTAACCCTATTATATCTAAAAATGCTATGGTTGTCATATTATTAGTATCAATTTTATTTTTAATTCACTACAGTTTATTTATAAATATACAGTAACACAAAAACAAATAAATGTCAATGCTTGGACATATATGAGGGGAAATAGTATCGCACAATGCCAGTAATTAAGAGTCCATCGGTCCGAGTAGGTCTAGGACGTATAGGTTATTCAGGTTCCGCTGGAACAGCAGGTTTCACTGGTTCTGCCGGTGCTACAGGTGCTGCCGGTCCTGGTGGTGGTTATGCCGGCTCTCAAGGTTATACAGGTTCAGGTGGTTTAGGTTACACAGGTTCACAAGGCGCAGGTTTCACAGGTAGTCAAGGTACAGCAGGTACTTTAGGTTACACAGGTTCACAAGGAACAGGTTTCACAGGTTCAGCAGGTACAACAGGATTTTCAGGTTCAGCAGGCTCTGTAGGTTATTCAGGATCAGCAGGTTCAACCGGTGGTTTAGGATATTCAGGATCAAAAGGAGATACAGGTACATCGGGTACAGTAGGATTTTCAGGTTCACAAGGCTCATTAGGATATTCAGGATCAAGAGGTACAGCAGGTACAACAGGTGGTTTAGGATATTCAGGATCAAGAGGTACAGCAGGTACAGTAGGATTTTCAGGTTCAGCGGGTAGTCAAGGTGTTATTGGTTATTCAGGATCAAGAGGTACTGCCGGTACAGATGGTGACGATGGTTCAGACGGCTCTGTAGGTTTCACAGGTTCAACAGGTGCAGGTTATTCAGGATCAAAAGGAGATACAGGTGCTCAAGGGCCAGGTGGTGGTTATACTGGTTCAGCAGGTACAGTAGGATTTTCAGGTTCAGCAGGCTCAACCGGTGGTTTAGGATATTCAGGATCAAAAGGAGATACAGGTACAGCAGGTGGTTTAGGATATTCAGGTTCAGCAGGTTCAGCCGGTGGTTTAGGATATTCAGGATCAAGAGGTGCTTCAGGTGCCGATGGTGCAGGTTATTCAGGATCAAAAGGAGATACAGGAACAGGATTTTCAGGTTCAGTTGGTACTGTTGGTTTCACTGGTTCAGCAGGATCAGGTTCAGATTCTCCATTTGTATTTACAACTTCAGGAGATTATAGAACACTTACAGGATATTTAGAAGGTGGTTCAACAAAAACAGTTAGAACGGCAGAGTTTTCATCTGACTTATTAAGATTAACTTTAGCAACATTTACTCCTACTTTTTCTTCATCACCTAGTCCATCAAGTTATCTAGATTGGGATAGACCAGCAACAGGATTTTCTGTATCAATAAATAACCCTAGCGATATTACAAATGATTATATAAGTTCAGTTTACTCTATCACTCAATCAGGTGGAAGTGTTAACGGTACTTTAAGTAATTATTCAGCAGGTAGTTATTCACAAACACCAGAAGGAGGTGTAGATTGGTCACAAAGTTTTACAACAAACAATTCTACTTCATATATCAGATCAACATCTACTAGTCGTAGTGGTGGTTCAGCAAGTGCTGTAGTTAGATACAATCGTAACAATGGTTCAGAATCAGAATATACAGATTCAAATTCAAACATGTCTTTGAGTTGGGCAACTGCCTCTCATAGTTTATCTAAATCAAATGTTAGTGGTAAAACTTTTTTAAAAACTTACACTAGTACATCGTACAACACAAGTGTAAATAATATTAATTCTTCAAGTAACACTTCACATGCTCTTACAGCAAGTGGTGGTTCTTTAAGTACGACTTCAGGAAGCGGGTCTGTAAGTGGAACATTTACCTTTACATCACCTATACACAAAAACAATACAAGCGATACAAGAACGGTTAGTAACACTACAACGTTTACTAGACCTGTCAATGTAACAGGTACCTCATATACGGTAGATCAGTCTACAACAACAAGCAACGTATCTGCTTCATTTTCATATCCGTCTTTCTGGATTTGGACAGCAGGAGTAGGTTCTACTCCATCTTTGGCCAATATAATAAATGATTCTCAATCTACAGGTTTTGAATCAGCAGTGAATCAATTATCTGATCAAACTAAAAATTTTAGTGTTCAATCAGTTAATAATTCAGATTCTAATCCTAGAGCATTTTGGTTTGCTGTTAGGAATACTGCAAGTCAACCAACAACATTTAAAACAGGTGCTAGTGCAGGTTTATTAAGTGATGTTTCTACTACAGATGGTGGAACAATTTCTTTAATTCCTGATTCACCACCTTCTGGTTTAACTTCCGAAAGTTATCATATTTACGGATTTACTTTACAACCAGGAACAACATATGTGGAGATAAGTTAATAGATGGCTACTAACTACGATGGATTAACCCGAAACGTTTGGCCAGGTACTTGGAGTACCGGCACTAATGCGCCTATCGTATTAGACACAGAGGTAAGAGGAACACTTCAAAGTATATCTGGTGCTGCTAACGATCAGTTGCATAATATTCCAGGTGCTAGAATCCAGGAAGGTATGTTAGTATACGTTAAAACCGGATATACTAATGGCTCTACAACATATGTATCTGACAAATATTATACTTACAAACTTATAGGCTCAGAGACTCGTAGTAATATTACCGGCGCTGTACCAAACGCCAACGCCAACTGGACTTTATTCAGTGTTGGTGGTGGAGCAGGTTACACTGGTTCTGCCGGTGCAATTGGTTTTACAGGTTCAGCAGGTACAGTAGGATTTTCAGGATCAAAAGGTGATCAAGGTAATTTAGGATATTCAGGATCAAAAGGTGATCAAGGTAATTTAGGATATTCAGGATCAAAAGGAGATACAGGTACAACAGGTGGTTTAGGATATTCAGGTTCAGCAGGTGTAGGATATTCAGGATCAAGAGGTACAGCAGGTACAACAGGTACAGTAGGATTTTCAGGATCAAAAGGAGATACAGGTACAACAGGTGGTTTAGGATATTCAGGATCAAAAGGTGATCAAGGTAATTTAGGATATTCAGGATCAAAAGGCGATCAAGGTAATTTAGGATATTCAGGATCAAAAGGTGATCAAGGTAATTTAGGATATTCAGGATCAGAAGGAGTTGGATATACAGGTTCACGAGGTACACAAGGTACTGTAGGTTATGTAGGATCAGAGGGAAATTTAGACGTAACAGTAAACTCAACACCACCGGTTGGTGCTGGTATTGGTGACGTTTGGATTGATGACGCAACAGGAATTCAATATTTCTGGATGTATGATGGTAACAGTAATCAATGGGTAGAATTAAGTAACCAAGGTGTAGTAGGATTTACAGGTTCACAAGGAGCAGTAGGAGCTATTAATGATTTATCAGACGTAACAGTTACGGCTCCAACTAGAGGTCAAACTTTAGTTTATGAAACTGCCGGTTGGATACAAAGTGTAACGCCTATATCTCAATTTGTACTAACAGCTAACGGTTCTAGTGCATATAGATTTGACGGTGCAGGCTTTCCAGCGGGTACTAGTGGTGACAACCCTACAATATTTTTAAAAAAAGGCCAGACATATTACTTTAGAAATACAAGTAGTGGTCACCCTTTTGAAATACGATCAACTGCCGGTGGTAGTGCGTATAACACAGGCGTTACAGATAATAACGCTTCAGGTCCTTCAGGAATAATTGTTTTTCATATTCCTATGAACGCACCTGCGACATTATACTATCAATGTTCATCGCATAGTTCAATGTTAGGAACAATTACTATCGTATAAGAAAAAAAGTTTTGAAACACTTGATTTAATATCATTAATGAGAGTGTATATATTATAAATAGAGATAGAAAAGATAGTTTCTTTTCTTGCAAGAGACAGAACATGACAGAAAGTGATAAGTTAAATTTAACAATAATTAGGAGACAAGCAAAATGGCAATTAATTTTCCAAATAGTCCCTCATTAAACGATCTTTACACACTTGGCACACGTCAGTGGAAATGGAACGGTAATGGGTGGGCACTTCAGCCTTTAACAGCAGGTTTCACTGGATCAATCGGTTACTCCGGTTCTAAAGGTGATATTGGTTATACAGGTTCAAAAGGAAACACGGGTCAAGGTTTTAGAATTACTAAAACTTATACAAGCGTTTCTGCACTATCAGCAGACACAAGTCCATCAGGCATAGCAACTGGTGAATTTGCAATAATTGAAAACGGCTCTTTAACAGACGCCGAAAATTCTAGATTATACCTATGGAATGGATCAAACTACAGTTTTGTATCCGATCTTTCTGGTACAATTGGTTTCACAGGATCTAAAGGAGACATTGGTTTCACAGGTTCACAAGGTGTAATTGGTTTTACTGGTTCTAAAGGTGATCAAGGTATCATTGGTTTTACAGGATCTAAAGGCGATCAAGGTATAATTGGTTTTACTGGTTCACAAGGTGTAATTGGTTTTACAGGATCAAAAGGCTTCACAGGTTCTAAAGGAGACATTGGTTTCTCAGGTTCTAAAGGAGACATTGGTTTCACAGGATCAAAAGGCTTTGGCGGTTCTAAAGGTGATATTGGTTATTCAGGATCTAAAGGAGACATTGGTTTCTCAGGTTCTAAAGGCGATATTGGTTTTACGGGCTCTAAAGGTTTCGCAGGATCAGAAGGTAATTTAGATATTACAACTTCAGTAGCTCCACCATCAAGTGGTGTTGGTGAAGGTGATATTTGGGTTGACGCTAATACAGGCGTACAGTACTTCTACTACAACGATGGTAATTCAGTTCAATGGGTTGAATTAAGTAACCAAGGTGTTGTTGGTTTTACTGGATCTAAAGGTGATACAGGTAATCAAGGTGTTATAGGATTCTCAGGATCAAAAGGTGACCAAGGTGTTATCGGGTTCTCAGGTTCTCAAGGCGCACAAGTGGCAACAGTTGACTCAAGTAATTTTTCAGCTGCTGTAACATTACTGATTAAAAACAGTAGTGGTACTACATTAAAAACAATCATAGGTAATGCTTCATAGGCATAACTGAAGAATAATAGGAGAAATATAACATGGCAACAAGAAACCCCTTAATATACTCTGGGAATAACTTGGTTGAGATGACTTCAGGTCAGATGGACGCTTTAATATTGAATATTGTTTATCAATATTCTCAAAGTCCCTCTGTAGCTTTATCTGTTGTTGGTAGTAGCGGTACTCTAGGATCATTAAGTGATACTAGATTACAGGCTGGAGCTATTTCTAATAGTAACAGTTCTTTCCCTTCACAAGGAACGACACAAGACCCACAAACGGTAACAGTTAACTATGATAAAATAACTCAAACAGTTCAATCGGTAACGAAAACAACTGACACAGGCACAACATGGCCGATCTACTACGAGACAAGTGGTGGTAATCTTCGTGCTATGCCTATTGCAGACATTAAGGACACGTTCCTTCATCCTGCAATTGATTTATTGACAGCAAGTACAACGACTTCACAACAAGGTGGAACATATCATATATCTACATCTTCAAGTGTGTCGGGATCAACTGAAGTTTCTGGAAGTAATACACCGATCTTTATTGACACAAGAGCCAACACTGGTTCTTATGCGTCAGGATCAATCGGTGATCACGCTCAGGACAATCCAACTACGATTACAAGTTACTATTTACAACGTGTAAATGGTGCTACATCATCATACGAACAACCTTTGACTATTGTCTCAGGAAATAACCTACAGCAAGTAACTACTTCAAACTTTAACACTTTGTTACAAGGATGGATTAGAGAAACTGCAGCTAATTCCTCTGACGGTTATTCAATACGTTACAACTTTAATGGTTCTGGTACGACAAGAGGTTCAGGAATGGCTAACACCGTTTTGAACGGAACAAACTACCAAACTAGACAAGTTGGTGATGACTACAGAGCGCAAGAGTTTCCAGCAGGTTCTGCTACAACTCAAGCAACTCACACTTTAAAGATTCTAAAAGCATAATCTTTAATTTAAGTAGTTTAATCAAAAAGATTAACCCCTGGAATGAAAGTTCCAGGGGTTTTTTTATGGAAAATAAGCTCTTAATATCTGTTATAAATATTATAAATATGGTGAGAGATCAACTAAAGGTTAACAAAATTATAACATGCCGACTATAAACTTTCCGAGTGGACCATCACTCAACGATTCTTACAATCTAGGTACTCGTACTTGGAAGTGGAATGGTGAGGCATGGGCTTTACAACCACTTACAGGTGGATTTACAGGTTCAGCAGGTGCGATTGGTTACACTGGTTCAACAGGTGCCATTGCGCCTTTGACTATAGATACAACAAACGATAGAGTTGGTATTAATCAAACATCTCCAAGCGTAGCATTAGATGTAGTTGGTGGTATCAAAGCTACTGGTAAGATAGAGACAGGCGATACAGAATTAAATAGCGGATCAAAAAGTATTATTAATACAGGCACCTCAAATTTGCAAATTGACGGTAGTTCCAATGGAGCTAGACTCTATATTAGAAATGGAGGCGTTGAAGGATTTTCAGCAGGATCGGAAGGCGGTCAAGGACACGGTTCAATGTCTTTACGAGGTCAACAAGTATTTGTAGGTGGTAATGGTGGTAAAGGTTTTGCAATAGGTAGAAGTGTTTCGTGGTCCGATGTTAACAGTCAGGCTAGTGGAGAAGATGATCTTTACTTAAAAGGTGATGTTAAAGTATCAGGTAGTTTAAGAGTTGTTGATGATGTAACTTTATCAAACAATAAAAAAGTAATATTTGGTGACGCTGGAGAAAACATTTTAGGTGATGGAACAAATTTAACTATTGCTTCAAGTGGTAATGCTATTATAGACGCTACAAGTTCAATTAATTTAGACTATGGTAGTGTTGGTAATATTAATTTAAAAGACGATGGAACAAAATTTGGTTCATTTGGAAACAACTCTGGACATTTCAATATAGACGCTGCTATACAAGATAAAGATATATCATTCAGAGGTAATGATGGTGGTTCATCAGTTACAGCATTAACTTTAGATATGTCAGATAATGGGGCTGCAACATTTAGTGGTGGAATATCTATCACAAATG